ATATCAGATAAAGATAATTGCGATATAATATTATATAAGGCGACCGATACATCTTCATCATCTATATTAGATATGTATAAACACAGCGAGGTTTATCCGACAATATCATATGTAAATAGCGTAAAATCCAAAAGTATTACAATAGATACTTTTTTAAATTTATATAATATAAATAAGGTGGAATATGATTTCTTGAATATCGCCATTCAAGGAGCGGAATTACTCGGACTAAAAGGCGCTCTTAATTATTTGAAATATGTCAAAGTAATATATATAAAAATACATGAAATGGAATTGTATAAAGATTGTGCGAATGTAAAAGAACTAGATGATTTTTTAGGACATTATAATTTTAGGAGAATTATTACTATTATGACAGATAAGGGTTGGGGAGACGCATTATATATTGCGTCTTAAGGTTTTCGCTAGGTACTCGATAGATTATCGCGATGTTCTCACGTTTTTGACGCCTCTTTAGCGACATTCGCTTCTTTTGCTGCTTTTACTGCTTTTGCGTGTTTAGATTCTTTAATTTTATTACATCTTCCTGTAATCGCATTTCTTATTTCACCTTCTTTACATTTTTTAACACATTTTCCTGTTTTTGGATTAATTTCCTCACCTTCCGGGCATTCTTTAGTATCTTTATTAAGTTTAGGTAATTTATTAGGAGGTTTTGGAGGAACCATAGAAATTTCTTTAGGTTCGGTAGGTTCATTTGGTTCGGTAGCAGTCGGTGCGCTTGGAGCACTCGGAGCACTCGGAGCACTTGGTTGAAGTTTGGGTTCATTTAGTATTTTAGGAAGTTTTTTGGGTTTTGTAGGAGGTTTAGGAACCATAGGTTCTATAACATTTTCATTAGGAACAGAGGGTTGTATAACAATGGGTTCGGTGGGTTCGGTAGGTTCAGTAGGTACTATAGGTGGATTGGTGGGCGCGGATGGTTCTTTGGTAGATTGTACAGGTTTAGGAACTTTCTTGGGTACTGTAGGAAGTTTAGGAGCCTTTATTACCTTGCGTTCTTTAATATCTTTAGGATATTTTTTAGGTTCTTTGGGAGGCACAGGTTTTAATAGAGCAGGTTCTACGTCATTATTAACATTATCCAATGATATATTTTCATATGTATAGATATCGGGTATATCTTCTGCTTCGTATTTATGTTCCAAATATTTACGAACAGCACCTTTAGTTTTATCTTTTTCTATTTCTTTCATTAATTCTGCTTTTACAGATAAATAGTTTTCATAACTTATATGCGCTAATTTTCTTTTATTTTCATAAAGTTCTTCATATTTGTTTTTTTTTTGAAAAGTAATATCTTGCTGATTATTAATATTATCAAGATATATCTTAATATCCGCCTTTAAACTATTTATATCATTTGTATTATTGTTTGCGATATTTAATATTTTTTTTTCAATATTTCTTAATATATCCATTTAATAATATTGAGGATAAAAATAATTAAGGTAATATAATGTCTTCAAACATTCCCCTATAAAATGTTTGAAGACTTTCATCGGGTTTCAATTGTTCTTCATATGTACTTCTAGGTACGTATTTTACTACTACCTTCTCCTTGCTACAAGTGTGCTTTTTACTATAATACCCTTGAACTATTAATATAGTACCTATAAAAAGTAAAAATATAGCGATTGCTTTCATTTCTTAATTATATAATATAGTTTATTTTTAAGTATTTCTTTCACTCCAAGCATCAACTTTCTCAATTTCTTCTTTAACCGCATCCAATTCTACAACATCGTTATTTTCATTACTCGCTTCTACATTATCGCCAACGGGCGCAGCATTTGAAGCGAATGTCTGTTTTCTATTCTCGAATACAATATCGCGATTATCCATATTCTTCTTATATTCTTTCATGAGAGTATTCAATTGCGTTTCCGAATATTCTTGATTTTCAAGAGATTCCGGATTTGGAGACCAAGGACACCAGCATCCAACTTGCGCAATATAGATATTGAATTTATTGTCTATTTTTTTCAAAAATTCACTACGGATTTTTGCCTCTTCAATAGTATCAAATGTCCCTCGTACTTTAATACCGCGCATAGAAGTAATGAAATTATTTTCTTTATGATAATTCGCCTCCAATTCATCGTTATTTACTGATTTATAAAAAGAGTATTGTTCGTTCATCTCTTTAGGGTCAAAGAGATATGAATGATTATCTACGATAGTATCAACCATATCTTTTTGCTCGGGATTTTTTTCTTTAATTCCATCGAGGAGTTTTTTCATATCATCGGAGAACTTTTGTATAAATTTATTAAAAATATATGCTTCTTTATTTACAATAACATCTTCAGGACTCAAAAAAGACAATAGCACAAAGTTTTGGCCACGGATAGGTTTATCTTCATCCAAATAATCAACTTCCTTTGTAGAAACCACAGTATTATCTTGAGCGCTGGTCATCTTATTTATATTCTATCTTATATTATAAATATATATTTAAAATCTTATATATTTTTGTAAAAAAATATCTTATAATAATAAATGTCTATCAAGAAATACGATGATTTTAACTTATTATTATATAATATAATAAAATATGCCGTCCAAGCCCTTATAATAGCATTCGTGGCATTATTAATACAAAATAATCGCTTCGATGTCGCCAAATTACTAACACTCACTATATTAGTTGCCCTAATATTATATGTATTAGATTTATTATCAAATAGATTTTCTATTTATCAAAATGATAGCAAAATAGGGCTTAAAAATAGCAATCAATTTATGTTAATATAAAATAGCCCTTGATTTATTTTTAATATTTATATAATTTCATTAGGAACATGAAATAATATTATATACATTGAAACAAGTATTATATATGTTAAAAATATTGATTGAACTAGTATAAATAATTCCTCGTATATTAGAGTATTCCGAGGCATATTATAGTGATATAAATAGCGCGAAATATCATTTTTTAAGTATATCTATATCCTTAATCTATCTAGAAAATCTTAAAAATATTGATTTGTAATTTGAGTACATAACTTTTTTTATTTAGAAATTTCTAGAAAACTTTTGGAATATTAGAAAATAAAAAGTTATGTACTCAAATTATAAAATACAAATTTTAGAAAAATCTGGTTTAGATATAAGATATAGCAAGAGTATATAAGAAAAACCCGGTATAGCGAAATATTATTATTAGAAATATAGAAATTATACTACAATCGATTTCTGTATTTGAATGAATTCGAGCGCTTTATTATAGTACTCTTCGTTTAATTCAATACCAATAAATCTCCTATTATTTTTTATTGCTGCGATTCCTGTACTACCTACACCCATACAATTATCCAATACAGTTTCTCCTTCATTTGTATATGATTTTATTAACCATTCTAGCAGATCTACTGGTTTTTGTGTTGGATGCGCAGGTCTTTCAACACGGTTAAACTTAAGGACAGTTGTAGGAAGTCTTCTACCATCACTAACAGATACATTTTCTTTATGAGTTCCATAATTACTCTGTCTATCTACGGCACTTTGCGTATTCCAACGTTCATACGGACTACTATACCAATATAAAATATTGTATGTAGGCTGTTTTTTGTAAAATATACAAATATCCTCATTTGTTTTCATAGGTTTTCTTTTAGCATTTAGGAAATCGCTAAATTTATTTTTCTCCCATACTAAACAATATCTAAAATGTTTCATATTACTTGATATGAGCGCCGTAGTGAAAGGTTGGCTACTAAATAGTATAATTGCCCCATTATCCTTTATAATCCTATTATATTGTTCCCATAATTTATCAAACGGGATTATAATATCCCATTTATTTTTCGTGACTCCGTAAGGTAAATCGCATAGTATTAAATCTACAGATTTAGTTTCTATCTTTAACATTACATCAAGACAATCTCCGCAGACTAGACATATCTTCTCTTTTTCTAGATATTCTCTTGTTATTAAATCTTCCGTATTGGCATTCGTATCCACGGGTATATCTTTGATATAAGATATCAGTTCGCCCTTATTTTTATTCGAATATCTAGTTATTTTATGTTCCTTACAATAAGATATTAGTTCCTTTAAATTCATTTTTTCAAAATCTATATAATTAATACGCACATCATTTACTGTTTCCATATAAAATGTATTTATATTATCACTATTATTTATATAATATATGATAATATTTTTCAAAAATTACTTAATTGCTTTGCTGCTTTGCTGCTTTGCTACTTTGCTGCTTGATATTATTTATTATAAGTTCCTTATAAAATATCCACTATAAAGACCACTATAAAGACCACTATAAAGACCACTATAAAGATGGTATTATTTCGTAATTCAAATCAACACATATCTTTTTCCATATTTGGTCTTGAACATAAAGTTTTTCCCTACTTTTTAACAACGGGAAATACTTCAAATATTCGTTTAATCCAAGTATTTGAAAAAATTTATAAAGTACATAACTATATGATAAGAAATTCTTTCTATCTTTAGGGCAATGTTTCAAAAACGGCGCTTGAATGCTTCTAAACATATTACAGAGTTTATCTTCTAATTCGGGACTAAATTGCGGCGTGGGTATTCCATTAATTCTATTTATAATATAATTAATATGTTCATAATATTTATTAATTCGCAATCTTTTAAGAATATCCCTCATTTTTAAATAAGTTATTTTTTTCAAATCTATTATTTTCTCTTTCTTAATTTCCGTTAAAATTTTTTCAAATATTTCATCCGGTATATCTGTACTTTCTTTTCCTTGTACTTGATTACACCATTCTCTAAAATGATTTATTCGTTTATAACAGAAATGCGAAGTATCCTTCGTATTCTGTTTTAATATTGGTCTATTCTGCTCAACTAACAATAGTTCTTGATATCCGCAATAACCGCATACTATTATGGCATCATGTTGAAGACATGTCATATTATTTTTACATATTTTACATATCTCTATATTTTCGTCTTCTACTGTTCTTACATATTTGTTATTGATTATCGCCATATATTTATCTACTAAAGTACTTTTATCATATACCTTACAATTGTTATTATCTTCTTTATCGTCGCATTTGTATTCTTCCGGTTTTTCGCTTTCTATATTTTCACATTTATCGCTATCTTTAGATATATTTTCTAATACTATTTTTTTATTATCTATGTTATTAAGAGCCTCTAATACATTTATTGTATTACAAAATATAGTAATGTTTCGCTTTTTTTTAGAATCTTTTTTATATATCTTCGGTTTATTACAAGCCTCCTTAATAAAATTAATATTTTGATTAATATCAGACTGCTTATTTACCGTATCATAATATTGAAATAATATATCACTAGTGTTTTTATAATATTCAATTTCGTCTAAATTATTTAGTTCATTCAATTTTGTTTTAATATCTATAATCTGTTC